TATAAATTATGTTATTAAATGTTTTGAAAAGAAATTGTCACAAGCTGAAGATGTTCCCGAATTTCCAGAACCTATTTCAATTGTTTTAGCTGGTGGAACATCACTTATAAAATCTTTTGATGTTGTTTTCAAAAAAGAAATTGAAAAAATTAAATTTCCATTTAATATTAAAGATATTAGAATGGCACAGGATCCCATGTTTGCAGTAGCTAGAGGATGTCTATATAGTGCTATATCCGAATATGAAGAAGAATAAAAAAGGAGAAAATATGGATAATGAACTTGAATCTAGGGTTATTGATCGATTAATGAAAGAAGCAGGAATTACTGACAAAGTTGCAAAAGTATTTAAAGTTGGTGATCCTGTGACATTAGTTGATCAGGTACAAGGTCTCAATAAGGGATCTATTTATAAAGTAACAAAGATTGCTACACCTGGAAAGATTTCTATTGCTAATTATTCACCTGAAGAAGATAAAATAGGTGATGATATTGAAGGTGAATTTCCTGTAGATAGATTTACAAGATTTCATAAATCATTTTAATGAGTATATGAAAACAATTAATCCTAATAGCATTGATCAAACAAGGTGACAGAGTATGTTCTTTCGAATCACGAACGTTGTAAAAAAAATTATAATACAGGAGTTGCAAGCTTTATTTGTAGACCATCCAGTGTTTGGTAATGGCAGTCTTGTTATAACAAACAAATTTCAATTGCCAGAAAGACCAAAATTTTCTATTGTTGTTAAAACTGCAAGTGCGCAATATGTTAAATTGGGTGCTGATAATTTTAAAGGGATTATAACATCTTATACGACATTAGCAAATTTGAAAAATAGACCTGGACGTATGATTGAATGGGTTAGAGAAGATATTCGAAATGTTGAAAATCTTGTAAAGCCGGGATTTTATGTTGTTGAAATGGTTGATAATGAAAAGTTTACAGTTCAACCATATTTAACTGTTGCAGATGAGGTATTAGATATTCAAGTTGGAATACTTGAATATCAAGTGACTCCTGTAACATATGCAGATTTAAAATATAAGAACATAAATCCAGGAAGTGAATATCTAATATCTGAAACTGCTCAAAGATTGTTACGAGATTTACATTATACAATAGATTATGTTAATGGTAGAATTATCTTTTTAAAACCGATAGAGGATTATGGACAAATTACTGCAGATTATCAGTATATTGGTGAAAAATCACAGGTAATTGAAGTTGAATCAGAAACTTATAATAATACTGCAATTCCTGGTGTAATTTTGGCATTTGGTAATTTTTTGCAAAAGGGTGGATTACAAGTTGTAGTAGTGTATCCATCAAGACAGGAAGTCGCAAGATCTTATTTGGGCAAATGGAAATTAACGGTAAATTTATCTATAACAGCACAAGACACTGATACTGAAGAACAATTAACAGATCTAACAGCAATGTATTTGTGGTCAGTGTTACAAGATAAATTAGTAAATGATGGAATATACATTGAGAATGTTAATATATCAGGCGAGACTGAAGAAGATGAAGTAAAAACATCAAATGAGTTAGCTTTTTTAGCAGATTTATCATTTGATATTAATGTTGAATGGGAAGCGTATCAACCAATATTAGGTGTAATTAAACAAGTATTTTTGAGTAGAGTTGAAGACACGGGTCGATATGATGATGCTGAATTTGGTGTTAGAGCTGCAAGATCATTTGATTCTACACAAGTCGGTGTTGATTATAAAGTAGGTCTACAGCCTGTTGATGATTTGACACCGATGCTTGTAAGACCCGTTCCAAGGTATTCTTTAATTAATTCAAAAACAATGGTGTTATAAGAGAGTGTACAATGGATGATGAAGAAATGATTGATGAAATTGTAAAAGAAATGTTAGAGCCTACACCGAGGACGATTGACAATCCTAATTTATATTCTGATGTAGATAATACGCTTGGAAAATCATTAAATTTTCCAAAGTATTTAGATCCATTGAAACAACGAGAACAATAAAGGGAGATAAATAATGAGTAATCCTGCTGGTTCATATATTGGAATATATTCTTATATTCCTCTACCAATATCAAAATTAGAAAGTAAAGCAAAAAGAAGGTATTTGTTTGCAGAACAAACAGGTAAGGCAGTATTAGATTATGAATTGTCAGAAATTTCTTATAGAAGTTTTGATTTTATAAGAAGATTTCTTGAATCAAATATTGGTGATGGTGCTATTGGTATAAATTCTTGGTCAGTATCACAAAGCGTAGTTACAACTGTTAGTAATTTTACAGTAACTGGTGGATCAGCAGATCAACCTGCAATGTTAATAGTTAAAGGTTATCCATTATTGTTATTTGGTAGTATAGAATATAATCAACAAGGAACATCGGGAACATTAGAAGATGATAATTATACTACAACAGTCATACCCACAATTAGCGTGCCAGGATCTGACCGTATAGATACAGTATATGTTGATACTTATCTGGCAGAAGTTAGTTCAGAAGCCGGTAGCGAATATCATGATACTACTATAAAAGATGCAACTTTGAATGTACAGTCTGCTAATAGATTTAGAATTGTTCAAGATGTGTTAGTGGCTGAAGGAACAACATCAATTCCAGTAGATGGTTTAGATGCTAATAGTGTTTATCATCGTTATTACAAACTTGCTGAAATTCACAGACATAGTGGTAATCCAAATATTCTTGCAGCTGACATAGTTGATTTTAGACAAGTTATTCCACAGATAGGTAATTTTTCAATTGATTCTTATGGCAATGTTTTATATAATGGGATAATGATTAATACTGGAGAATATGTTTATTTAAATGCGTCGTTAAATAGTGGTGCGTGGTTTGATTTAGATGTTAGTTTAACATGGGATAGTTTTGTAGTAGTTGCAGCAATGGTACAAAGGAATACAACTCATACGACCAGTGATTGTTTTATACCATTGCCGTATAATGATGGAACTAACATTGCCAGATATACTGTTGAACAATACACAAGTTCTCCGTTTAATATGAGAATTAATGTGTATATAACAGGAGCTTTATTTCCAACATCGCCACAGTGGAGATTCGTTTTAAAGAAAATAAATATTGAAAAAGTTTTTAATAATGTTGGCGTAGAAACAACTTGGCAAGCGACAAATATTTCTTAATTTGATTTAATATTTGTTTTATATAATGACCATTTACTGTATGATTTATAATCCTGCCTTATTGTTGTGAATGTAATTAAGATTAATTAAATTAAAATTCATTAAAATTAAATTCATTGCTGTAAAACAAAAGTTATTGTATATATTTTGTGAAAGGAAATTACTATGGCAGCATTTGTTTCCGGTTATTTGGCGCCTGGTGTGTATGATAGGACTTTGTTAGATCCGAACGTTGCAAGTTTACTTGGCGGATTAAGAATTCCTATTGTTATTGGCACAGGTCAAGAACAGAAATTGTTGTTGAATCAGGATGTTGTTCGTGGATCATCTGCTTATATCGACAACAAGTATTCTAATGAAGATGTTTCTGGACAAGCTGATGGTTTAAATACGGTATTTCAAGTTACTTATTATCCCATAGTAACTGGTGATGGTACTGGGACCATAACAAATAGAGTATCTGATGTAATTGCAAGTGTTAATAATAATCCAGTACCTGTTGTTAGAGTTGATGGTCTTAATGGTCTTGTAACTCTTCAATTACCTCCAAAAGCTACTGATTTTGTTGCAATTACTTATTATTTCAAATTGACTGATACAAAGATCAATAATGAAGATGAATCGACACAAGCTAATGGAACTAATAGAATATTTTATACATCACATAAACCAATTGTTGATGGTCGAGGTAGTGGTGTTCCAACAACAACTATTACTGATGTTGTTGCAAAAGTTAATGGTTTAGTTGTTACAGTTTCTGATGTTAATGGTATTGATGGTGTTGTAACATTTGCTGTTGCACCATTAATAACTGATACAGTAACATTGACTTACTACTTTAATCAATATGCTGATACTTTTGATTTATTGCCGCAAAGTGGATTAACGAGTGTTGTTTCAGTTGGTGATTCTCCAGATTTAGCAAACTATGTTGAAGGTGTTGATTTTGTTGTTCTTGATGGCAATAAGATACAATGGGGTGCTGGAGTGTTAGAAACTGTAATGACGCATACTTCTGGATCCATTTATTTTGAAGACCAGATTGCAACAATGTTAGTTGATGATCGAATTATTAAAGAAGATGTTTCGTCACAATTTACCGGTGTTGAAAATGTTTTAACAGTCAAATATTTACCAATTGTTGACGGTAATGGTCGCAATGTTATTACTGATGACCCAACAAAAGCAGCTGTATATGTAAATGGTACACAAGTTGCAGTTACAAGAGTTGATGGTGAAACAGGAAAAGTATATTTGAAGAATATTCCTGGTGGTGGATCTTTAGTTGAAGTGTCATACTGGAGAAGTCAGCTAATGGATGAATCTTATGCAATACAAGTTGTTATTGCAGGTGCTGCAGGAACTGGAACATATAAGATTAGTACTTCAGCTAATGGTTCATTATTTAATGCTAAGGTTACAGGATATTCAACTACACCTACACCGACTTTTATGGACGCTTCTGGTGCGCATCTAAAAGCTAGTAAAACTAAAGCAGTTGACGAAGTTGTAACAATTCAATTTTCAAGTTCGACTGTTTTTGCTGTTACATCTACTAATATTTTAGGATCTAATGGTGCCGGTAAAACAGGAAGTACATATATTGATGCTCGTACAGGATTACAATTTACTATTACACCAGATGGAACATATTCACCAGGTGACACAATTACAATTCATTGTCATAATGATGACATTCCTGGCACAAGATCTGGTGGTCCTGGTACTGGTATTGCAGGTCCATTCAAGACCGGAACGTCAGCTGTAATAACTAGTTGTCAAGGACCAGAATATGTTATGTATGGATTAAGGTTGATTGTTTCTGATACTTTGAACACTGGTGTTGGTGATGTAACAAATATTCAGACTTTTGATAGAAGTGGACGTGAACCTTCAGTAGGTTCTACATATTACATCACATATTATTATCAAAAGACAGATTTTACGCCTAAAGTATTTACACTATTTAAAGATATTACTAATGAATATGGTGCTTTGGACATTAGTAATCAAATTACATTATCAGCATTTTTAATGATGGTTAATGGTGCTGTTGCTGTTATGTGTAAACAAGTTTTAAAGGAACCTGGTCAGGATGTAGCATCAGATGAAGCATTTATTGAAGCTTTAGCTGAGACAGAAAAGCCGATTAATGGAATTAAACCTCGAGTAATTCATGTTGTTACTACTTCTGCTACAGTAATATCTGCACTTAAGACTAACTTAGCTACAATGTCATCTGAAAGACGAAGATCAGAAAGAACTGCTTTTATTGGATTTGCTGTAGGAACCGAATCTCAAGATGCTGCAGTTTATGCAAAAGCTTTAGGTTATTCTCGTATTGTTGCAGTTTATCCTGATGGTGCTGTAATTGGATTAACTGATGAACGAGGAGTTGAATCTGAATATATTGTTGATGGTAGTTACATTGCTGCCGCTCTTGTAGGATTGAATGTAACTACAGCATATGATGTTGCAGAACCTATGACAAGAAAGACAATTACTGGATTCAAACGGTTAGTTCGAGATATGGATGAGATTGAAATGGATGAAACTGCTTCTGCTGGTATAACAGTAATTGTTTCTGATAGTGGAATTTTGAAAGTTCGTCATGCTTTAACAACTGATATGAGTAACCCATTTAATAAAGCACCGAACATTGTTACAATTATGGATGAGGTTCAAATTCAGGCTAGATCTAGTCTTGATCAGTATATTGGTAAGAAATTCTTACCCAATACTGCAAGTAATGTTGCTTCTACTCTCGCTGCAACATTATCAGCTCTTAAGGAAGCTGAAATTATTTCTGATTATACAAATGTTACAGCTACACCGTCAGACACTGATCCTAACTATTTAGTAGCTGAAGCTTTCTATAAGCCAGTATTTGAATTATCATATATTAGAGTGACATTTAATATTAGAGCAAAACTCTAAATGAAAAAGTCGGCGTCTTATTATGGTAATGTTTTACAAAGAGATCAACCTCACTTAGGTGATGAAGATAAATTTTGGTCATTACCTGGTGATGTTGATCGATTTGAAGAAAAGCCGATTAAATTAGATTCAGATAATTATTTATATGATGCAATAAATACTGACAGGTTTAATTCGCCAAGACATGATTTTGAACAAACACCTGGTCAACCAAAAGGTGTTGTACCGAAAATGGAACCTGTTAAGGACATGGAATCATCTGTTACTGCTGACGAAGCCGGGGAAATGATTGATCCAGTATTAACGACATTTAGTAATGAAGATGAAAAAATGGTTGATGAAATAAAAAAGGCAATGTTAGACGATTAATTTATAATAATGGAGGGTTCAAATGGCTACTAATAGTTATATTTATCAACAAGGATCTACTCCAAATACTAGTTTACTTAATAGTCAAAAAGTAAAAGTATTTACTGCTCATCCAGGTGGAGCTGATCCTACAGCAAACCAAATTGGTTTACTACAATCTTGGGCGCCGGCACAATCAAGACCGACAGAACCCGTAAGAGGAATCGGTCATGGTGATAGAACAGCTGAACAATCAGTTGGTGTCACTGATTTAACTGGTTCTTTAAGTATTGCTGTAATGTATCTTGTAAATATTATGCAGGTTCTTGGTTATAATGCTGGTGCTTCAGGAATTATTCGGTCATTGAAACATCATCGTTGGCCTTTTGATATTAAGGAACAAATTATTGTTCCTGATTTCATTGGCACAGGATCCTATACAGTACAAAGAGGAACAAGTAAAACAGGTGGACTGACAGGTAATATTATTCAGACTTATTATGAAGGTTGCTGGATGCAAGATTATAATATTACATTTGAAATTGGTGCATCAACGATTATGCAGGATTGTGCAGTAAACATTACTGATGTTTATGATCCTGCTGCTGGTCGCGGTGCTTATGGTGATACACTTGTTGATCGTGATCCTACTACTATCAGTAAATTGATATCGTTGGCATAAATTTATATTTGAAACCTCCAAGGGCATTCATTGACTCTAAATGAGGAGAATGCCCTCAATTCCTCTCTTTTCTCTAATTACATTCACAAAATTTGTTGGTTTAAATTCTATGAAATTTAATGATATTAAAGCGTTAATTTTTGATGGTTATTTAAAAGAGACATTAACGTTCGGTAATGATTTTATTATTGTTATTAGAACGCTGTGTGCATCTGAAGAATCTTTTATTGTCGAAACATATAAAGATTTACATAATGATTACAATTTACTTGCAGCGATGGATACCGTTCAAAGATCGATCTACTCAATTAATGGTTGTAAGATAAATGATTGTAGAGAGAAAATAAAAGACTGGCCAAAACAAGTAATTATAAAAGTTTTTGAACAATATTTGAAATTAATGAATCGTTATCATAATGCAATCAAACTTATCAATGATTTCGTTAAAACTGATGATTCAAGATTATATTGGTCAGTATTAAAAGCTACTAAATCATCCCTTAATAGTGCAGTAATAACTGGTAATCCTGAATTTGAGTCAAAAGGAATATCATATATTCAACAAATTTGGATTTATTTAAATCAACAAGAAGATTTATTAAATCAGAATAAAATTGATTGGGCTAGAGTTGAATATATGACAGATAGTATTTGTGCATTTGTTAATCCAAAAGCAATGCAACAAATTCAAAATAAGAAAAGAATTTTACAGGAAGAACAGTTAGAACGTGAAGAGCGCGCAGAAATTCAAAAAAATGAAAATGGAAAAATTATGATAGAAAATACAGCAGATGAATTATTTGATGCTTTAGTGAAAAGACCTGATGAATCTATTCTTGATCGAAATAGTAGAGTACAACAAATATTAACAAAGGCGTTTGTTGAAGATGAACATGACAGAATAGTTCGAGAACATGAAGAATATCAATTCTATAAAGAACTTAGAATCAAAAAAGAAAATGTACGTCGAGCAAAAATATTACATGAGAAAAAATTATCTAACGCAATAGTTATTAATTTACCAGAGGCGCCAAAAGGAATTAACGTTGGATTTATTCAGGTATCTACATTAGGTGATGATGTAGTTGCAGAAAATATTAAAGAAGAAATGAAATCAAATAAGTATTTCATTAATGGAGTAGATTACTCAGACATTGTAACTATAACATCATTTTCAATGTTGAAAAATAAAGATAGTATATTAAATGAAGTTGCAAATGAGAGTGATGAAACTACAACTAATTTTATTGAACAATATATTAAAGAGGAAGAAGATCAAAAAACTGAGGTAATGAAAATAATAGAATCACTTAAAAATCCTAAGATTACTGATAGTAAAGAACGAGTGCTTAATATGAGGGATAGTATTTTAACAAATAAATCTGCAAAAAATAAATTTGAGAATGAACAAGAGAATATGATATCACAAATTAAACAACAAAATTTAGATGAAATTCATATGGAGGTTAATCATGGTAAAAAAGTTTGATAGTGCTTTAGATGCATTAAATGCTGTAGCTGAACTGGAAAAACGGACTGCAACTGTAACAATTGGTGATGAGTTTGAAGTAGTAATAAAGTCATTAGGTGCAGAAGATGAAACTGCTACTTTTATTGAATGTATGAATACGTGGGGACAGGCATTTGTCTATAAACATAAGATTGAAACATTAAGTAGATCAATAACGCAAATTAATGGAATGTCGACTGAAACTATTGATATAAATATTAAAAAATCAGTTATAGGACAGTGGCAACAAACATTGGTTGATTATGTGTATAGAGAATATGCAAAATTGGTTGGTGATATTGATGAATATTTTGAAAAAATAAAATTGACTGCAGAAACAAATGTTGTTGGATATAAAGAAGATCAAATTAAAAAAGAAGAACAGATTAAAAAAGAAGAACAAAAAAAGGAAAATTCAAATGAATCAAATTAAAAAAGTTGTAGATGCATTAACTGCATTAAAGTCATTAGAATCTTTTGGTTATAGTGAAAGACAAGTAGAAATAGCCAAAGTAAAAATATTACTGGCACCATTAACCTCACAAGAAACAATAGATGTTTTTGAAAGTTGTGCAAAATATAATGATGCTGATGCTGCTACTCATACATTAAAAGTTGAAACAATAGCAAGATCTATTATTGCTATAAATGATGTAAAATTAGATCCGAAATCATTTGTTGACGATAAGAGGCAAATTGTTTTATCTTTTGGTGATGAATTAGTAGAAATGCTATTTAATGAATATTGTATCTTAGATGGTAAGATTAAAAGTAGTATTGACAAAAAATTAGGAACTGAACAAACGGAGATTGTAGATGGCACGGAACAGTGATGCATCAATGACTGTTGATGTCAATTTTGGTAAAATTGACAAACAAAAAATGCAGGAATTGAGTAAACAAATAACTGAAGGGTTACGTTCTGTAGAGATTGATCCAAAATGGATGAAAACTCAAAAAGATTTATTGAAATTACAGAAAGAACATTCGACTATATTAGATAAGCAGAGTGCCATTGCTGACAATATTACTAAAACCAAAGGTAAACATAAGTTGGTTGTAGATCAGATTAAAAAATTGAATATTGAAAATAAAATGTTGGAAGTTGATACTAATAAAGCTATAGAAACTAGAAAAGCAACAGAAGATGAATTAATTAAGATTCAACAGAAGATACAGGAGCTTAAAGAAAATGGGACAGATTCTGATGAAGATGCATTAAAAATTAAAAAATTAGAAGGTGTTTTAAATAAGAAATTAACAACTGATATTGAAAATGAAAATAAATTGAAAAAACGCAGTAATGAATTAGAGGATAAATTATCACAATTAAATAAAAGTAAATTAAAAATTAAAAGTGATATAAAAGATCTGGATAAGTCTGCTTTGGATGTTTCACAAGAAGAGGAAAGATCTAGTGATAGATTAAATGAATTAAATACTGAGATGAATGATATTATAAAACAGCGCAAAGCAATGCAAGAAAAATTAGCTGAAGAAATGCAAAAAACTCATCCAGAATTAACTGAAAAAGAGAGATTAAAACGAGCAAAGCAGATGCTACCGCTTAATGAAAAGCAATCAAAATTTGAGAAAAAGCAATTTGATTTATACAAGAAAACTAGAAAGATGAAGAAAGAAGATCTAAAAGATCAACTTAATGAAATAAAGTTACATGGATTATTACTTAAACAACAAGGTATTGGATTTTTTGAACGTAAAAAAATATTGAAGGAAGAAAAACGACAAGCTGTTAAAAGCGCTGGTAGAGGAGTTGCAGCTGGTGTTGTTGCTGGTGGTGGTCCAGGAGCAGGAGCTGCAGGATATGTGGGTGGTGAATTAATGACTGTAGCAGGAAAGCTTGCGGGACCATTAATGGCATTGGGTGGAATTGCAACTGCTATTATGATGTTGTTGAATTTTAATAAAGAGATTAAAACTGCACAGAAGAATATTTTAAAATTAGCAGCATCAGGGTCTATAGGATTTGGCAAATTGGGAGATGCAATTGATAAAGGTGCAGTTGGTCAAGCTAATGCATTTAGAGAATCATTAAGAGGTCTTTATAATGAAGTTGGAATGACATATGAAGATGCAGTAAAAAATGTTGAAGCATTAACTAAAGCTGGTTTTGCACTTGATATTACACAAAAAACTGCAAGACATAATTTTAAAGAATTTATGGCAGATATTGAACAAATTGGTACAATAACCGGTCAATCTTTTGAAGAGGTTGCATCTGAAGCTGGTGATCTTAGAAATGAATTTAAGAAAACGGGTCAACAAATTACTGATACTTTTGTTATAATGAAAAATGATGCTAAAGAAGCAGGCATAACAACATCAAGATTTTATTCAAATGTCATGAATGCTGCTCAAGGTTTAGCTATATATGGCAATGATATAACTCAAGTTTCTGCTTCATTTAGAGACTTGACAAAGGGTCTTAAGATGCCGCAAAAACAAGCTGAACAACTTGCAACTGAAATGTTAAATAGTGTTAACACAATGACTGATACTCAAAAAGTTTTAGTTATGCAATTGAGTACAAATGGTGCTATTGGAAAATCTGCATCTACATTATTAAATGAATTTGAGAAAATGGATGTGGGACCGCGAATTGAAGCACAAGTTAAAGCAATGATTAAAGCAAGCGGTGGTCTTTTAAGTGGAACTATAGATAAATTTGGCAAAATTATTCCTGATAAACTTGGAGAAGCAATTGAATCACATAGATTTGAACTTAATAAATTGATGCCAACAATAGGAATATCACCTGGAGTATTACGATTAATAGAGCAATTTTCTAAAAGTGGTAAAAAATTTGAAGGTATTGGAACACAAATTGGTGCAGAACAAGCTAAGGAATTAAGAAAAAAGGAAAAAGAACAAGCTCATATAATTGAAATGGGTACAAGAGCTGCATTAACATCTATACAAGAAAAAATTTGGCAAGTAATAGAACAAATTTATGATTGGTTGACAAACACAATGGGTCCTTTATTAGCATCTGCTGCTGAAGCAATTGAAAATCTTACAAAATTTTTTGGACTTGAAAAGAAGCAAAAGCCTGTCGATATTAAAACAATAGAAGTTAATAGAAGTACAATGACTGGTCGAGAATTAGCTGCATCAGAGGGAATGGCTGCTGCTGCTCGTCCAAATACACCAGTAGTAAAAGGTGCAGGTTATGCACGTGGTGGATATACTGGTACAGGATCTGATAATGATATTGCAGGTGCAGTTCATAAAAATGAGTATGTTTTTGATAAAGATGCAACACAAAAAGCTGGCATTAATAATTTAAATACATTAATGTCTATGCTTAAAGGAGGCGGTGGTGTTGCCAAGGCTGTAGATACAAGGCCAGCAATAACAAATCATATTACACTTAATATTAATCAGCGCGACAGACAAGAAATTGAGCAAATAATCTATAGAGTTTTGTATGATGAGAAAACGGTAGGTGCTTAATGGGTATAAGTACAAGTGATGCAATTTTTGGATTACAAAACACGATAAATACTATTAGTGAAACTGATATCAGACTTAATAGGAATCTTGATCAATATTCAGGTATTCCTATTCCTAGTCAAGTAAGACAAGGTACAGTTAGAAATAAAAAATTAATTATTTGGCAAATTGGTGGATTACCAAGTAGTTATACATTACCAGATTTGACAATGAAAATTAATCCACATAATTTATCTGAACAATACAGTCAATTAATTAATCATAAAAGAACTTGGGCTGGTTTTGTTGAAGAACATTGGGGTGAACAATTAGATTCATTATCAGCATCTGGACAATCTGCAAGTTTTTACGGTCAATTAGGATTAACAAGTGATGGTCGTAGAGACACAGATAATTTTAAATCGTTTGAACAATTTGTACAGATTTATAGAAATAATGGAACATTGTATGATTCTAAAACTAATCGTATACTTGCTCAAGGCTATGTAGTAATGAATTATGACGATGCCGTGTATAGAGGATATTTTGATAGTTTTAATCTTAATGAAATTGCAGAAAAACCATATCAACTTGAATATGATTTTACATTCAAAGTAACAAAAGAAGTTTATCCCGGTAGAGTTTTATCATTTACTAATGTTACAACTGTTCCAACACCAGGTGCTATTAGAAATGATAGATCAACTCTTGATATAGTCAACATACCAACAGGACAAACAAATGGTTAATATTTTAGGATGCAAACTAGCTTCAAAACCGATGTTTTTTGAATTGGACATTGATGAACCGCCGCCTACATTAGTACTTGCAATAAATCCTGAAGAATTTAATAAAACATTTGTAAAAAAAGTAACACAAGCTAGAAACAGACCAGCAACTAGAAATAGTGCATCATATGTTTTTAACTTTGATTATGATGAACTTGATGTTATGAATTGTTCAGGAAAATCCGCAATGTTTTATGGTACAAATGGATTGACTACAGATGGTAGAAAGGATACATTAGGTTACAGAAATTTAAAAAGTCTTATTGAAATTTATCGTAATAATGGTAGAAATTATAATAGACGAGTAACAAATTCAAGTCCACTACTTACAGGTGGTGGTGGATTAATAAAATCAGTCGGTAGAGTAATTATTGCATACGATGATGTTATTTATAGAGGATCATTTGAATCTATGACAATAAATGAAACTGATCAAAAACCATTTAATTTTGAATTTGATTTTCAATTCATGATTACTGAAACTTTCGATGTTAGGAATGTATAATGACTGGAAATAATTTTTATAAACAACCAATAGTTGATGCAGTTGCACCTGATGCCATAATATTCATTGATAGCGGTAGTCAGAACAATAATAATTTGAAGCGAACAATTACAATGAAAGATGGTTCAGGTAATAATATTGAAGTTGATTTTATGAATTTTGTAGAAAGTATAACAGTTTCTAAAGGTATAGATAGAGTACCAGGTGAAGCAACTATAAATGTTAAAGCACCAAAACATATGATGGATGGTGTTTATGGCAGTATTAAAAATATATTATCTACAATGATGGAAATTCAAGTTTATATGAAGGGTAGATTTGTTCTTAATGGTGAATATCCTTATTATCCAGTATTTTGGGGTGTTATAAGCAATTTATCAGAAGTACAAGTTGCAGGTGATTTACTATCAGTCACTGTTACATGTCAAGATATGATGAGATGGTTAGCAATTACTAAAGTTAATGTTAATGCTTCTGTGTATACAACAGCTATGGTGACAGATCCAACGGCTCAGGTTAGTCAAAAAGAACTAAGTAAAGACACAGCTCATCCTTATGGATCATATTATGTTCAATTAAGTACTCCTGGTGTTATTAGAGATTTATTGAATTTTACAACTGGTGAAAACTTTTTATTGCCTCAAAATTTAGATAATAGATCAGGTAGTGTTTTGGCAAATGGACAGACTGTTAACATAACTATTGATAGTAATAGAAAATATTCTGATCAATTAATGAAAGCATGGCAAGAAAAGTTTAAAGATTTAGCTGGTGCTTTTTATGTTTACGGTTATAAGGACATTGATAAAAATGCAAATCAATATACTGGAGTAAGTGACCTTGTTTTAGACATGGATGCATATAAATATATTTATGGATCAAGACCAGTAACAATAACGAATGAAGATCCAGCAATACCTCCTGTAAGTAAAGATTTACCGTGGATGGATATTTCAAAAATGTTTTCATTTGGTGCAGCACCTTTTAATTCGGCAGAACCTCCAGTTTTTGAATCAAATTTTCAAAATAGATTAGATGTAGCCAATGAAGCAAAAGACCAGGCGCACCTTGAATTTTATCAAGATGTTGACGGCACTATTGTATTAAAACCGCAATTTTACAATATGGACACTAGAAAAAATCCCGTATATGTTATTAATGATATTGATATTGTCAGTATGAGTTCAACTGAAGATGAAAGTCAGGTTATTACTAGAATTGATGTATGTGGAACGCCTGTAAATGGATATTTATATGGTAAAGATGTGAATTCATCTTATGGATATGCTATTGATTTTGATAAATTACAAAAATATGGATTACGTATTGAAGAAGCACAAACAAATTTTTTAACAAGTCCTCAGGATGCAATGTTGTATGCTCAAAGAGAACTTGCAAGAAGAAATAGTTTAATAGTAAATGGTTCTATAACAATTGTTGGTCGACCTGAAATTAAACTAGGTTATCCGGTATATATAACTAGTAAAGATGAATTTTATTATGTAACAGGAATTGATCATTCGTTTTCTTTTGGATCATCTTTTGACACGACTTTAACTTTAACAGCTAGAAGAAAGAAAATTTTGGATCCAGACGGCAATCCAATTAAGCAACTACTTACACAATGTGAAGGTGCCGGTACTGTACAGCCAAATGTTGCAGGAAAAAATGTCGATTTTAATGAAGATAATTTACTTAAGAATATTACAAAATTATGTGATTCACAAGCTTATTTACAATTTGTAGCTGAACGACCAAATTATCATTATAAAACGCTTGATGACATTTTACAATTTCAAGGGTCATTTAAATATTTTAAAACACAACAATCACAATATGATCCCAGACAATTTCAACAGGTTACAGATAATGAAGGATATAGTTTATTAGGAAATGGATTTCCTTTTGGACGAGGATTAGTTTTGACTGAAGATTTAAAAATTGTGCCTAAAGGTCAAGAAAGTAATGAAAAAGCAGCTATAATTTCATCAATGACGATATCAACTAAAGCTGGCGAAAGACCAACATTAAGTTTTCAACAGCCATTAACATTAGATCAAATAACAAATGTTCAAGTCAAATCACAAACAGCAAAATCTATCATTCCATTAACTATGGCGCCAAAAACATAGAGGATATATGCCAAAGAAAGCATACGTACAAAAAGGTGATGATCCATCTTTAAAACAATTTGTAGACTTCTATAAGTTTTTACAAATTGGTAGAATTGTGCGCGTTGACAATGAAAGAAATGTAGTTGACATTCAATTTAGTTCAAATCCTATTCTTTCCAAAAATGTTCCTGTTACAAACCCATTTTTTACAGGTAGAGCATTTATTGGTGGAATGCCTGAAGTTGGATCAATTGTTATTTGCGGATTCATAAAATTCACAAACAAAATTGGACATCCAATAATATTAAGTTATATAGATGCTGAATACTTTAGAGCATTAAATTACATCTATACTCAAGGTAAAGCTACTGATGATGTTCTATCTATAAATGATGTTCATGATAAAATTGGATACAACATCAAAAGATTAAAGAAAAGAAAACAATATCCTGGCGATGTTGGTCTTGAGTCTACTCATGGTTCTGAAGTTTATCTTGATGAAAATATTTTATTATCTGATTCAAAACTTAATGAAATACTCATTTCGAGCATAGATAAAACCATTTATAGTAATTCGACAAACAATCATATTTATACAGGTGGTGCAAGAATTTTAAATGGATTAGTTATTAGACCAAATGCACCGACAATAGAACCAATAATATTAGAAAACGGTCAATTATTATATGTAGTTACTGATGGACAGGTAGTTGATGCAAATGGTAAAGCATTTACGGAAGTACGAACTGAAGTAAAAGAAATAGCAAATGCTGCTCTTGATATAATTGAAAAATACGATATAGATGATTTTGCTGAAGACACATCAAAAGGTCGATTATTGGTCAGTCAAATTCTTGGTACTTTAGTAGGTAATCAACGATCAGATATTGAACGCTACGGTAAAGTATTAAGACCTCAAATTTTTCCATCTGCAGATAATTCTATAGCTATTGCAGATATACTTTGTAAACCAAATGAATTGTATAATCTTGCATCTGCTTATCAGTTAAAATTTGGTAGTGGCTCAAAATTTGATGTTGACAAAGAAGGTCATGCATTTGTATATCTTGCTGCTTCATCTTCAGTGCATCCATTAGGTGCTGGTCGGTCATTAGAATTTGCATCTGATGGTAGTATTCGAATGTCTATAGGTAAAACAAATGTTGGTGAAAAATCAATTGAGCTTGACACAAAGGGTAAAGTATTGATACATTACGGATCAGATTCTCAAACATTGAGAAGTTGTGAATGGACATTAGATCGGTCATTAAGAATTATAGTTAATGGACCTGATATTGATGGATATGCAGCATATTCTGATTATACGGGAAATATGTATGAAAAAGTTAGAGGAAATAAAACTGTAGATGTTGATGGGTCATATACTTTAACTGTTAAAGGTAAGATACAAGAAAATATTTTAGGTGCTAAGGTTGAAAATTATGTTAATGACAAAATGACAAATTATGGTGGTGATTATCAAGAAATTGTTGTTGGTAAAAAACAAGAAAAATATGGTGAAGGTGTAGTTAGAGATATAGCAACTAAAGGTGATACTGAGAATATTTTATTAGGTGATAAAAAAGAATTACTGACTTTAGGAAGTAAAGACGTAAAATTAATTGCCGGTAGTAGTAAAGAAACATTATTATTAGGCGACAAAACAATATCAATAGTTCTTGGAAATTTTACAGTTAGTGTCACAGCTGGAAATATTTCAATAAAAACTTTATCTGGAACTGTTGATGTAAATGCAAGCACTCAAAAAGTAACAGTTAATGGATTATTAGGGGTTGATATAGTAAGCGCAACAACTGTGAATGTTAAAGCACCATTAGTAAAAATAGGAGGTACTGCTGTTCAAAACGGTGTTGTCACAGGATTGCCTGGTAGCGGCCCTCCTAGCCATTTAGATTATTTGACGGGACTTCCACTAATGGGCTCTAAAACTGTGAGCGCAACATTTTAATAATTAATTGATAACTGGTCAACCTTTAAATGACAATTATTTAAAGGAGAAATTAATATGTCAATTCAAAAAATTAGAGAATTATCAACAACAGATGAAGGTTTAAATTTAATTAAAGAATACAAAAATGGTTTACCAATAAGAAAAATTTCTAAAAAATATAATGTAAGTAGATCAGTAATTAAAGATCTATTACAATATAATAATATTCAAATTAAACGTTCATTTTTAATACAAAAAAATAAAAAAATTTTTGAATCAGATATTGGCAAAAACATTGTTAATGAATATCAAAAGTCTGGCAATAATTTAAGATCACTTGAAAGAAAATATAATTTAAGTAGAAAAACTATAAGTATTATACTTAAACACGCTAATATTAAATTGAAAACTTGTAATGAAGCTAGACAAGAACAAATAAAATTAGGATTAGGTGTTGGCAAAAATCATCCGAATTTTGGTAAAGCTCCATCAGTGGGAGCTGGTCAATGTCGATGGTACTTTTATGAAGGAAAAACATATCAAGGATCATGGGAATTTAAATTTGGTTTATGGTTAATACAACAAAATAAAAGATTCTATTGTCATGAACATGTAAGACAATTTACTTATCAAATAAATAATATAGATCATACTTATTGTCCTGATTTTTATTTAATTGACGATAATATTTTTGTTGAAGTAAAAGGATATTTTAAAAAATCAGATCAACAAAAAATGCAAATTATTAAAAAATTATAT